TTGAGAAAAATAAACCCCGATTGTTATGAGTATACCCAGTGAAGATAGAAGAGCGAAAAAAGCAGATAGAAAAGAAAAAATTATGCTCAACTTATCTTTACCTTGCGCGTCATTGGCAAATATATCAATAACAAAAATACCAAAAACAATTAAAGCTATTGAAGCTGTTAATGCCCAAAAAATAATATTTTTAAACTTTGAAGATAGTTCAATCATTGTGGATACCATTATAAATATAGGAATCATACTCACATCCATGTGACTAATCCACTGTCAAAATGCCTCCTTAACTCACATTCATTTGTTTTAATGCTTCACTAACGGCATTTAATCGTGATTCCATTCTTAGATATTGAGGGTTGGGAATAGAAGGCCAGTCGTTATACCAAGCATTATCACCAAACAAGCTAAGCAACTTACCGCCTAAAAAACTATTGCAACAATCATCTTTAACATCATCTGATAATTCGATTAAATCCCAATATTCCCTTGCTTCGTATTTATCTATTTCATCATCTTTGCGTAGTTTGATAACTTGCTTTTTAGCGTATTTAGCATTTGCATCGTTATCATCATCTATCTCAGAGATTAAATTAGAATCTAATTTGCCTATCCAGTAGTGATTGTTAATCCTATGAATAAACTCAATTAGTGAGCTACCCATCGAGCCCCAAAAGCAAGACCATGAATCACCCCATTCGCTAATTGTGACACGGCCGTTTTTATTATCGCCGTAGTCCTCAAGGTAAACATGAATAGGGTCGTGACGTTCTACACCCGTTATCACTAATTTAGTCACTTGAGATTGTTCAACTTTCATCACTCCACCTTAATCTTCTGTCTTCACATACCAATCAACAAGATTATCAATTGCAGTATTGATATATCCTGATTGCTCTTCTTCGGTTAATTTATCCCATTCGTCCTCAGTAATGCCCAGCCTACATTCAGAGTCAGAACCAACCTTGTTTGTCCTTGCAACTAAAACCATCTGCTTACTCATGTTCATTCCTCTTATTGCATCCCTGCGAGTTAATTAGTCCAGCTGAATGGCGCCTTCTTCTGGATATTCAGTACAGTAAAATACATGCACACGACCGGTTTCTTTATCTTTACGTGGCTCGATGGTGTATTCAGTCTCATCATTAATATCTAATCCGTGAGGTTCTACTTTTAAGCCGACAAAATCAGCCATAGCCATTATTTGCTTCGTTGTTAATGTAATAGTCATATCTATCTCCTGTTTGCATCCTTGCAAATATTCCCTGAGCTATTTAAATTTACGCTCTATTTCTTCCGCTGCTTTATTTTCGTAATAATCAGCCGTTACGTTTTCTATTAAATCGTCCTGTTCTCTCTCGGATAATTTATTAAAATCTTCTTCTGAAATAGCTATAGTTAGTGTCACCTTTTCATTTGTGCTTAAATTGCGTATTACTAAGTTCATGGCTATATCCTTTGGTTAAACGGGTAGGGATTAGAAGGGTATTTGATCATCCCAATCTTGAGGAGGTTCACTTTGTGGTGTTTGATTACTCGATGCTTGTTTTTGTGCTTGCGGTTGCTGTGGTTGACCCCATCCTTGATTCTGCTGTGTCTTCTGGCTTCCTGCCTGATTACCACCGTTACCGCCTAGCATCTGCATTGTTCCACCGACATTAACTACCACTTCCGTTGTGTATCGGTCTTGTCCGCTTTGGTCTGTCCATTTACGCGTTTGTAATTGACCCTCTATAAAAACCTGACTTCCTTTTCTCAGATATTCACCTGCAATTTCCGCTAATTTTCCGAAGATGCATACTCGATGTCACTCGGTTTTCTCCTTCATCTCACCAGTCTGCTTATCACGCCACGATTCCGATGTAGCTAGTGTGAGGTTTGCTACTGCGCCACCTGATGGCATATAGCGGATTTCAGGGTCTTGCCCCAAGTGACCGATGAGAATACATTTATTCACGCCTTTACTTGCCATCAGTACCTACCTCCTCATATTCTCCTTCAAAAATAGTTGCATTCTCTTGGTCTACATTAGCCTCTGCTTTTTCGTCTAAAATGACCGCTTTCTGCATTTCGATAGAGACTGGCAGATATTTAAATAAGCGACGGATAACGGTTTTCTTCGCCATTTCTTCCCAGTGAGAGACCCAAGGCCCATTTTGACCAGCCTTACTTGATGCTCTGACTTTCTCAATTTGGTTATGCGTCATAACTTCAAACTGGACACCGCCATCTTTCAGCCTTGCGACAGCGTAAACGTGTGTAATTGGTGAGTCCTCATTTTCACCCGGTACGTGCGTTAAGTTTTCATTCAGTCCATACTCAAAGTGGAAACTATCTCCTTGCCTTACCGTTCTGGCTGAAATGCTGATTATTTGATTTGAGCGACGAGCCAGATCAATCATTCCACGGTAGCCAATGATTAGTTGCACATTCGATTGACCCGACTTTGCTTTACCATTGCCGAATGGGAGTAGGTAAGCATGACCTAAGGCATTACCAGGCTCCAATCCTAGCTGTGAACACTGCACAACAGCACCGATAAAACTCTGCATGTCACAATTTGCAAGCGCAGGAGTTTTGCGAATCTCCGTTGTTACAATCCGTATCATGCGATCTGGTGTCATGTGGCGAGGCAAAGCTGCGGCTAATTGAGCCTTCATGCTAGGCTGATTAATGAAGTGAATTAGTTGCTGGTCCTTTGTTTTGGTCTTTACCTCTGTACCTTGAGTTTTTTGCAAGTCAGCTTGAGCTAATGGTGGGTTACTCATTCCTTAATTCCTTAGCCCAGTAGGGCAGTGATAATGTGCGTATACCTGCCCACTCGTCCGTTTTTAGGCATTCTGCATACGTTCTTAAATTTTGTTTATAGGTTGTTCGACCAATATCTTTTGCTTGCTGGTCTAAATTGAAAACTCTAACGGGGTATCTACCGCAGTCGATAGTCGTGCTGACAACGAGAAAGACAAATACAGGAGGTTCACCTGTTAATGATTTATATCCATCAGAATAAAAAGAGTCCTGTACGTGATATCGATATTCGTACATGGAGCGGTCAAATCGTTGAATGTCAGCAGAGCTTTTTACATCAACAATCCAATGGTGCTCTTGAATGAGTTTATCTGGCCGGCAACGACAAAGAATGTCCGTATCTTCGTCGTTCCAATAAATGCTACTTTCAGCTACTCCATTAGCTTCTAAGCACCATCTTGCGATAGGGTGTGCTATTGCACTATCTCTCATGAGCATCAACTTCCTGTTATCGTCATGAGTGATTGGTGTGATACCTTCCTTTTCACACATTTCGAGAAATTCCTTTTCCTCTTGCTTCCCTGCATTTGTTCTACGATTTACATCAGGGCCTATCTTGTATCGCTTACTGTATTCATCTGGTTCTAATAAAAGGCAATGGATAGCAGTCCCGAAATCCAATGCCTTTATTTTTTCTTCATCAACAGGAGCTTCCTTGCTCCAAATATATTCGGCTGGCATTTCGCTTATTAAATCCAACTGAGATTTACTGATCCCTAATCCATGGTGATAGTCCTCATTTGAAATGTCGTAATAGATACCGGGCTTCATCCTAAAACCTCTTTATCTATCCCGATCTGAATAGCTGTTCTAATTCCGGCTAAAACCGCATCCAGTGCTTGGGGACTAATTTCAAATACCGGGTTTAACTTCCTTGCTAAATCCATGCACAGTAGTTCTTCTGGTAGGCTATCCATAACCTCATCAACTGATATTTTCTCTTCCTGAGAATTAACAAACGCTTCTCGTTCCATTTGGCGTTCGTACCAGTCGTTTCTGAGTCCGTATGTATTCGTTAACATAGAGCCTCCTTAGATAAACGCGCGCTCCTTGCGTGTGTTTATTTCATGCTGAATGAGGTTTGTACGCTCCATCGATACTTTCATTTTCCATTGAAAAACTAAGTCGTCGATTTGCTCATTTGTCATTTTAGACTCTCGCAATAGTGCGAATATCTGATGTTTTGCGTGTTTCTGCTTTGCGTTCATGTTGTACTCCGTATGCCTTTTTTAATGTTTCGTTTGCTTCGCGCCATCCGTTCTCATCCTTGAGATAATGTGCAATTCCAGCTTGCGATTGAGATAAACAAAGTTTGTATTTATCAATATTCATGCTTACCTCTGGATGTGCGAAATCTGCGCTAATCTTGCGATAGCGATAGGGTGGTTATCTGGTGTTGGTGCGGTGGGTTACTGCTGAGGTATTTTTTTGATATCTAATTCCGTGATATTGGCTTTTGCTCCAATTACAGCCCATAAATAAATATGCTCTGCGCAATCACCTTCATCTTCTGCTTCAATATCCTTTTCCCAAGGCTCGCCATTCCATTTACAAGCCACTTTGAACATTGGCATGTCATACTCCCTCCGTTATTAACTAAACACGATGCTAATTATCAAGCTTGAGTTTTTGAATTAAGTTACTCACTGTGGTATCTACTGCTTCCTGATCGATGGTGTCGAATAGCTTGTTGCGTGCTTCTTCCGCTTTATTACAGCCTTCCTCATCATTGTCGTCGTAATCTATCCATAATCCAAAATCGACCTCGAAAAGTTTCTCTGGCCAGCAATATTGCACCCCGATTTTTGACTCATCGGCGTTATGAGCTTTCTTGATTAGAATCTGACGCCCGTGTGACTCAAACTCCTTAAACCATATTTCCATCTCTATCTCCTATCTATTAATCAACTCACCAACCTATTGATAATCCACACTCTCGCAGTGGACGCGCTCATGCCCTTGAGTTAATCTTTCGTGGCTTAGGCTTGGCATTCCTAATACGCGTAACCACACACCTTTTAATCATTAACCCTCACCAGATGTGAAGCTGGCTCTCATAGAGACTCGGGAGCAGGTCATAACCCTGCAATTGCTACCTTTCGGCAACTGCGGTCTATCCGCTTACTTGTTACATAAATCCTCCAATTCAGACGGTGCTTAGTAAATATGGCGAGACCGATTTATCGCCTTTGGTTTGTTGGTCTAAAAAAGCTATCTCACTACAGCCCACAGAATGGACTGTAATTAGTTAACTGTGCCTGCTTTTAACCACGTCAGGCGAGGTGGTTCTCGTGTACCCCTACAGCGAGAAATCGGCTATAATCCACTTACCCCTACAGAATAAGAGATTATCAACCATGCCGAATTGGATTGAGGCAGTGATTGCTTATTTAAAACAAAACACATCATTGAGGTTCAATATGTTTTGGTTGTTATCTTGGTTTGCGTTATTAATATTTACTCCCATTGGATATATTGAATTTATTAACTCAAAACTTCTTCAGTGGGATAATCCATATATAGTGTCGTCACTATTTTTTGTTCCAGTGAGTTACTTTATTTCATATTTTGTTAAGTTATTCATTAAGTTATGTATTTACTTAAACAGAGCGTTAACACAAGTAAGATTAAATAAAAAAAAGAAAAACAATATTAATAATGTCACCGACAAAGAAGCTTCGATTATTGCAATCTTTGCCGAAATAGGTCTGGATAGCGAATTGTCTTTTGATTCAATGAATGAAAAAGGTGTCATCGAATTATTTAATAAAGGAATAATCGAACCAATTAAAGGTGACTATATTAACGAGCCTAAGTGCAAATATAGGATTACTAGCAATTACCTTAAAGATATAGAATATGCCTTAGTAAATAACACTAAAATACGTAAAGCATATGAAGAGGTAAGGTAAGCCCATCCGTGAGCTTTATCTCGCCGTCACCCCGAACTCACTGCTCGGCTGTTTTGTTTTAACTCCTGAATATACTGCTACATTAGGTAAGCAACAGTTATCTCCACTTGGATAATGCTTTGTTGGTTTGAGAGAGAGAACAGGGCGTTCTTTCTTCTCAACGCCAAATATCGAATCCCAAATTTCTTCCACTGAGCGACTTCTCATAGCTATCTTTCGAGCCAAAAACTCACCTTGCTTTCTGCGTCTACGAATTTTTGAGTTCTCTTTAAAAATTATCGTTGCCATATTTGCCTCCTAAGTGATCTTTGGTGATTGGCATAGTCATGTGACTAATCATGATCCGCTATGCGAAAGTAGCTACGTCACGCTATCTTCTACACCAATCCCAAAAACCACTCAGCGGTTGCTCTGAAAATTTATTCTGAGCGTTCCTAATTGTAAAAGAGCGAACATCCTGTTTATCTATGGCTCCTTGCCTTCGATGTGATTAACTATACAAGCATTACTTTATCAAGACAAGTAAAACTTGTGTAAAAACTTGAGTTAATCTTTATTTAAACAATAAATGCTTGTTTTTGTTTGTGTTATTTTTTGTAAAAAATTTAAATTTTTTATTCTGTTGGCAGTTTTTGTGATTTGTGGGCATAAAAAATCCCTCATTAAAGAGGGATCTGTGATGTGGTAGGTGAGAGGTAGCTAGTTTTTACTTGATGTTATTTCTGCGAAATCCAGTAGTGCTTTCTGGCAATCGTTGGTCATATCAATTAAGGTGCTGTTTTTCTTTTTTGCCTCATTGCTCATGAACTTATCTATAAACTCATCCCCATTTGGCACATTATTTTCTTGCTGAAATTTATATAAAGAAGAGTAAGCGTTGCACTCAGATGCTTTCATTATTGTAGTTATCAATTTGAAGTCATCTTCATTAGTGATATCAATCTTATTAGTAGCATGGGCAGATATTGAAGAAACAGTAATTAGTAATAAAATTATATTTTTCATTTAGTTACTACCTGATAATTAAATAAATTTCTATCCATGAAATTTGTATTTTATAGATTGGCTAACTAAAACTTTGGCATGAATGTAGAGGCTATTGATACTATCTTCTTCTAAATACCAAGTTTCATATCTTGCGTTATCCGATATGACAGCCAGTCTCTTATATTGCTTTTGAAGCCTTTTTATATATAGCTGATTATCTAATACAAAGACATAAATTCCATCACCATCAAAAAAGTTAGTGGTGATATCTACGAATATTTGATCTCTGGGCTCAAATGTTCCAGCCATAGAGTCACCTTTAACAGTGATCATCTTGATTGTGGATGCAGATCTCCCACCAAACAGTCTTTTTGCTTCATCTGCTGAATACTCAATAGCCGTTATTGTCTCAATAAAATCATCAAGAACCATCACACCTGGCCCTGCACTAGCTTGGATATCCAGCATCTCCACCTTGTAGGTATTTTTATCTGAAACTTCAATATCTTGATTTATTTGAATACTACTGACTTTGTTTCTTTCATCAATATCAGTTATTCCGAATAACAACCAATTGGTATCAACTTCAAGTATTTCAGCAATTTTAATAACTCTGTTTTTTCTTGGCTCAGTACTGGTCTCCCACTGCTGTACTGATTGTGGTGACACTCCTACCAACTCAGCTAACTCAGCTTGGGTCATGTTTTTTGCAAGTCTAGCTTGCTTGATTCTTTCGCGCATAGTTTTCATTCGCTCAATATACAAGTTGTGCTTTTATTTTTCCAACAAGTAATACTTGCTTAAATAAAGCGTTTCTTGTATTCTTCTTGTTGTTAATCAGTTAAAGGAATATCTTTATGAATGCATTGGAAACAACAATTAAAAAAGCAGGTGGAATTCCAGCTTTAGCTAAGAAGCTAAAGATTAGCGATCAGGCCATTAGACAATGGGAGCAAAAAGGTCGCATTCCTCCTGCAAGATACGCTCAAATCAACGAACTATTCGGAATACCATTTGAGCATTTAGTAAAAGATAAAAATTAGTTTCACCCGCTCTTTAACATCACTAATCCGCTCAGAGTAAATTCTCAGAGCAAACAATCCGCTCATATGGAATGAGCCACGGATCATTACTGCTGTTCTCTAACGAGAAGTAATTTAAGAAGGAATTTAACAAATGGAACTATCAAAAACTATCAAAGTTGAATGTTCGTCAAATGAATTGATGAGCTTCTATCTAAAACAAATGTATTCAGTCGGAAATAACGGACTAGCAAAAATGCTAGGCGTTCATCCATCAACTTCAAGTCGTGATAAAAATCGAATATTTGAACTTGCTTGCAAAGCAATAACAGAGCTTGGATTACCACCTGATTCAGTCGCTATTAGTGAGAAACCAACAAAGGTTGTCATTGAGGGGGATTACGCAGAGAGATTGATTCAGATGCTTGAAGGGAAGGGAAAGATTAAAAGAAAAGCCTCAAAGGCGGCAACCGATGAGGCTCAGATAGAACTTATTTAACTACCCCCAATGGGGGAAGTCTAAAAACAACTAATGAGGTAATTATGAATCAAATAACTACTTTAGTAAACAATGGTGAATTAACCATGAGTAGTCGTGAAATTTCTGAGCTTACAGGTAAGAGACACGACAATGTGATGAGAGACATTAGAAACATGCTATCCGATCTCGGAGTTCCCCTCAAAACTGAGGAGACCGAAGAAATCAATAACTTAGGAATGAGTGTAAAGCAAAAATATTACTTGCTCAACAAGGAAGAATGTTTGTGTCTGATTTCTGGTTACAGCATCAAGTTAAGAATGGCAATCATTAAGCGCTGGCAAGAACTTGAATCTCAAAAATCCCTCATACCTCAAACTCTACCAGAAGCTTTACGCCTCGCTGCTGACTTAGCAGAGCAAAAGCAAATAGCAGAACAGAAATTAGCAATTGCAGCGCCTAAAGCTGAATTTGTTGATCGGTATGTTCAAGCAGCTGGCTTACTGGGGTTTAGAGAGACAAGCAAATTACTAAAAGTGAAAGAGAACTTCTTTAGAGAGTTTCTACTTTCAAAACGAATTATGTACAAACTGGCTGGAAAATTAACACCTTATTCAGAACACCTTGAAGCAGGGCGTTTTGATGTAAAAACAGGTGAGAATCAAATCAACGGTCACGCATACACACAAGTTAAATTTACCCCTAAAGGTATTCAGTGGATAGCAGGTTTACTGGCTAGAGAGCAATTGGAGGCAGCATGACTAATACAGCGGAAGTATTCCAGTTCCCTGCGATGCAGCAGGAGACAAAGAGAGTGGCAGATACTGATGATGGATATACGAGAATTGCCAATGAATTACTTGAATCACTTTCCTGCTGTAATTTAACTGTTAGGCAGCTAAGAGTGATGTTAGCTATTATCAGAAAAACCTATGGGTTTGGCAAAAAAGTAGACCGTATATCCGATTCTCAATTAGCTGACGTATCTGGACTATCAAGACAGAACGTTAACAAGGCAAAGAAAGAATTGATCTCAATGAATTACCTCATTCTTGAGGGTAATAAAATTGGGGTTAATAAAGAGGTTTCAGCATGGAAAAATCAATCTAGAGACAGTGTCTCTAACTTGAAGACTAAAAAAGTCTCTAACTTAGAGACAAATGATGTCTCTGACTTGGAGACACACAAAAGAAATACTTTAAAGAAAAAAGAAATAACTAATATATCGTCCGAGAATTCTAACGAATCCTCTGACCGACCACCTCAAAAAGTTTTAGCTGTTAAACATGATGCGGTTGTTAGTTCACCCAAAGGTAACAAGTGGGGTAATGCTGATGACCTGAAAGCTGCTCAATGGATTTACTCGCAAGTCTTGATAGTAAGCCCATCGACTAAAGAGCCTAACTGGTCAACATGGGCTAACGATATTCGTCTGATGAGACAACTAGACGGGCATACCCACCAAGATATTTGCAGAATGTTTAAATGGGCTAATCGTGACTCGTTCTGGTGTAGCAACGTGTTATCTCCAGCAAAACTACGTGAGAAATGGGACACATTGACCATACAGAGCCAACAACCCAATCGAGGTAAGCGACAGGTTGAACCTGAACCAGCACAGAGCTGGAATACTCGTGAAGCATGGGAGAATGATTTTATATGAAGACTAATCTGGCTACTGCAATCGCTAATCGTGATGCAGGCGCATTGGCTAGAATGGCTCAGAGTAGCACCCCGCAAAAAGTTGTAAATAATCATGCTGAGCAACTAGTCGATGTATTATTCCGAAATCTGAAACAAATATTTCCAGCCTCAGTAAACACCATTTTCAAAAACGAGTCAGAGGAACTTACTGCAAAACGACAATGGATCGCCGCCTTTGCTGAAAATGGAATTACTACCAGAGAGCAACTTCAAAACGGTATGCGACATGCTAGAGCAAGTGATAACCCTTTCTGGCCTGCTGTTGGTCAATTTATCAAGTGGTGCAAGGAAGAAGATTATGTAGCTCTTGGCTTGCCTGACGAGGAACAACTTTACGAACTCTATCGAGAATACTGCAAAATGCGTGGCTGGCGTGAAATGAAATGGCCTTCAAACGCTTGCTACTGGATGGTTACTAAAATTTACTCTGAGATGCGAAGTAAAAGCCTAACGGATAGTGAGGTTAAGAAGCTTTGCGCCAAAGAGTTAAGAACCATGACTGCAAGAATCAAATCAGGTGAAACTATTCCAGCGCCAGTGCTTCAAGTCGAACACAAGATCACACCAACAAGCCGCAATAAATCACTATCAATAATCGCCAATTTGAAGCAAAAGCACGGCTTCAGATAGCTAAAAGGAATTTAAAAATGATCAAACACAGATTTGGTAAACCTTACGTTAGACGTTTACGTCCTGATGATATCCCTGAATCAGAACAAGCTAAGTGGGCTATTAGCTATATAAATCATCCACAGCATCACTTATCAACCACTAAAGCGTATGCGGTTTGCATGCATGGATTTAAAGGTGTTTTTCAGGTGTGCCTATGCAAGAGATCACTAATGAAGTTAGTAAAAATGACGCAGAGTGAAGATTAACACGCAAGAGGATTTTTAGATGAACTTACTAACACATATTGTCACCAAGGTATTAGGTAATCCGGTTCGTCATACCTACAAAAGCGATGATGGAACAGAAAATGAATATTACCTAACACCAGTCGAGTGTAATTGCTGGGGTGATATTTCTAACACGAAAGTGATGACAAATACTCTTGAGCAAGCCAAGGCAATTAAAGTCGGCTATGAGTGGGAATCGTGAGGATTTTTAGATGAAATGGCATCAGAAGACACTCGTCAGGATATTTAGTAGCAACATTCTTACATTTCTATTTCAACTCATCGCTTGGGGTTCGGTATCGGTTTTAATCGCGATAGATAAATTAGGCGAGTTTAATCTTCATGTTTATCTAGGTTCATTACCAATAGTGATTATTCAGGCGTTAGTGATGACATGTCTATTCAGGTGGTTGTTTAAATTTTGTATGAAAAATATTGATATCAAAGGAGATATCTAATGCAGGGGACTGAGTGGGTTAAGGTGAGTGAGAAATATCCAGAGAGGGTTAAGCTAATTTTGTTCTATGCAGGCGGTGAAACTCACGCCGGATGGAGGATTGATGAAGGATGCGGTTTTTACAGCATAAAAATATCACAGTGGTTTGATTATTCGGACGTTATCTACTGGTGCGATCTGCCACTACCACCAATGCCAGAGGGTGAATGATGAAGCCGATTAGCAACGAGTATATAAAATTACTCGGACGTCAAATGAAGCTGCGAGCACTTCAAGTTAAGAAACCAACCAAAAAAGAAATGTTAATTTTCTATTTCAAAATAATCACTTACCCAATAGCGGCGGTTATCGCTGTTTTGGTTATCGAGGGTAAATTATGAGTGAGCGCAAATTAAGACTTGAGGCTGTGAAAATTTGGCAAGAGCTAATTTTACAAGCTAAGAGAAAATACCAATGGTGGGAGTTGTAGCATGAACGAACTCAAGAAATGCCCATTTTGTGGCAGTAAAGTTAAATGGTGTGGCGAGAACGAGCCTAACCCAGAAGATAACCACCTTTGTGATCATATCGAATGTACTAATGCTGATTGTGGCGCTGATTTCTCTTTTATCCACAATAACGATATTTACCCCGATAATTCTGATGACATGACGCCAGAAGAATTAATGCAAATTGACCGTGATTATTCAGCGCAAAGGTTTAACAGGAGAGCTAACAGTGAGTGAGCCAGTAGAAGTCATGGTCTATTACGTCAGCTTCAATACGAATAGCAGATTTTGGATGTTAAAAATAAATGTAGGCTGGATTGAGGAGCACTATAAATTCCCATGCAAACCAACTAAAAGACAAATCCGCAAAAAGAAAAAAGAATGGATCCAAGAAGCTAAATATTGGATAGAGGTATACGCAGAAATGTAAGGAGGTTAACTTGGAAAACTTCTGTCTACACGAATCAACGAAAAAGCTATTTGATAACAACGTAATTGAACTACTTAAATCCCACCCAAAACTCAGCGTCACCATCAAGCCTTACAAACCAAAACGAAGCCTCTCTCAAAACGCATTAAGCCATGTTTGGTACAAAGAAATCAGCGATTACTTGATTAAGTCTGGTCGTGAGTTCTGTACTGAAGCGTGGGTGAAGGAAAGTTTAAAGGCCACTTACCTTGGATTTGAAGTAACTGAGTACACCGATGTGTTAACGGGTGAAAAAACGCAACGAGAGATGCTTAGGCACACTTCAAAACTAGATAAAGGGGAAATGCATCACTTCTTACAGAGAGTTGAAGCGTGGGCTTTACAGTTCGGTTTAATACTAACTACTCCGGAAGATAGCGAGTATATGAAATTGAAAAGGAAGCAAGAAGAATGACAGAAGAACGCAACGGAATTTACCTCCGAATCAATGGGGATCAGTATCGGCATATTTGGGTGGTTGGTGATATTCACGGATGCTTCAATCTATTAAAAAGGAATATGTATCGAGTTGATTTTGATAAAGAAAAAGATTTGTTAATTTCAGTTGGCGACTTAATCGATAGGGGGGATCAAAACGTCGAATGCCTAGACCTGATTAATGAGAAGTGGTTTAGAGCGGTGCGTGGAAATCATGAGCGAATGGCTATCGATACTTTGTTTAATGGGGTTCCCTCGCATAACTGGCTCTATAACGGAGGAGACTGGTTTTTCATGCAGGACTACGATAACGAAGTTTTATCCCGAGCCTGTTTAGCTAAAGCTGAGCAACTACCGCTAATAATCGAAGTAAATACAGATGGAAAAAAGACAGTCATTGCACATGCTGATTACCCATCCGATGAATACGAGTTCGGCAAGCCAGTAGATGAGCAGTATGTCATTTGGAGTCGTGAGCGTATTGGTGACGATAACGTCCGTGAGATTAAAGGCGCTGACCTATTTCTATTTGGGCATACACCAATGATTAAAGGTATCGAAAAGCGCGCTAATCAGGAATACATCGATACTGGGGCGGTGTTTGGTTATGGGCTAACTATGAGGCAAATCAAATGAACTGCCAATCATGCAATAGACCGCTAACAGATGATGAGGTTTATGTATGTGGCCAGTGCGCTGATGAATACGCTCATTTGGAAGTGATGGATAAAATAAAAGGAGAGGGAGATGCAGAAACTAAGGCGACGGCGCTGTAAAATATGCCGAGAATGGTTTATTCCAAAGCAGAGTTTCCAAAATTGGTGTAGCCCGGAACATGGATTTGAATTATCCGAGCAACGAAGGAATAAAGATAGAGAAAAAGCATTAGCAAAACTTAAAAAGGAGAAACAGAAAAAAGAACGAGAAGAAAAAGACAAACTCAAATCCCGCAAGTTAGCAGTAAAACCCCTCTCATATTTCACCAAGCAAGCACAGACCGCATTCAACGCATTTATCAGAGAAAGAGACAAAGATGAGCCTTGCATCTCATGTGGGCGTTTTCACGAAGGTCAGTATCACGCAGGACACTATCGAACAACCGGTGCCAATCCTGAGCTTAGGTTTGATGAAGATAACTGCCATAAGCAATGCGCCCCATGCAATAACCATCTATCGGGAAATATCGAAAATTACACACCTCGACTAATAGAGAAAATTGGTCAGGAACGTTTCGATCGCCTAATGGGGTCTCATGAATTGCCAAAATGGAAACGTGAAGATTATGAGCGGATACGTGATCACTACCGAGTAAAGTTAAAGGAGCTGAAGAATGACTCCTGATGCATGGTTTGCAGTTATAACTTGGGGGATTTTATTGTTTGTTTGGATTCCTTACAACTACCTCAGGTATAGGCGAAATATACGGACAGCAAAAGCAAAAAGAAGAGCTTACATATTCGCATCTAAGTATAGAACGGTAAAGGAGCTGAAAGATGTTCACTGACTTAATCGCAGCTATTGAAGAAGCAAGATATTTAAAATCCAGATCAGGCGGTCGAGTTAACTTCTGTGTAATGCAGGTTATGGACTATATGGAAGTGGTAAGCGGGCTGATGGATGGTGTCAGGGTTTTATATACAACTGCCAATGATGGTTATCACACAGTATTACCGGAGGCGAGATGAACCTAGAAAGCGCTGTCAAATATCACTTCGCTAAAACTACATCAATATCAGATGCGCCTAGCTCAACATCGCCAGATAGATTAACCGGCACTGATGTCATGGGTGCTTTTGGATATTGTCAAAGTAAAGAGTCATTCGGCTTTTCTGCGTTCTCGGGAAAGATGGAGATAAGCCAGAATGACAAAGTGAAAGCGATACAACTTTTAACTCGGCATGCATTGAATCATTGCGATAAGGTTCCAGCCTTACGCAAGCTCGATATGAATGTTAAGCGAAAGGTAATGCAAATACTCGCAAAATTCGCTTATGCAGATTATTGCAGATCAGCATCGAGTGTTACTGAGTGCGTAAAGTGCAATGGTTCAGGTTTTAAGGTAAAGGCGATTAAGGTTAAAAAAGTCTTTGGTAAAGAAGTTCGCATTATTGATGACACCGAGTCATGCGCTTGTGATAAGTGTAACGGTAAAGGTTATGTTTCTTGTGCGTGCAATGACTGCAAAGGGCGTGGCATGGCAATAGACAAGGAAACGCTAAGGTTAACCGGTGAGGCTGTCAGTATGCCTTGTAAGCGTTGTTCTGGTCGTGGTTACGAGCGAATACCTGCATCAAAGGCTTTTCAGGCTGTGTCTCATTTAGGGATTACGATTGATCAATGGAAGCGTTCAGTTAGTAAATTTTATGAGTCATTGGCGGTTGAGTGTGAAAAAGGAGAAAGTAACGCAGATTACATACTAAAAAAGGTAACAAATTAAAAACGAATACTTCTAACGAATGAATTGACTTTTGCACCTTTCTGTGTAAATATCGTTCTAACGATGGGTTATTGCCATTTCGTTAACGTTAAAAGAATCCAAGACCTCGCTTCGGCGGGGTTTTTTGTTATCTGAAACCTGTAAGCAATCGCTACAAGTTCAACTCTCCGGAATTTCCGGATAGTTCACATTCAGAAGATCGCTTAGGCGGTCTTTTTTCGTATATGCCGACCACAGAATCAATCACCCTCGTTATCACGTTCACACAAGAGCTGTGAGTCGGCACCTTATTAACTAAATAAATTGGTAAATGTTATGTCAAAAGAGATAAGCGAATTACAGTTTAGTCTTCACTATGCCTCAGAAACAGACAGTGAAAAGAATACCTCCGCCATTTTAACGGCGAATATCCATACGACTGATGGTGAAACTCAACAACTGACACAATTAATTTGCACGACATCTTCCGCAGGTAAAAAGCAATATCGAATCGGCTTGCAAAAAATTAGTGATGCTGGTGCTCCATTGCTGGTGGCGATTGAATCCTATTGGCGTAAAAACACACAAGAGAGTTGTGTTTATTTGTTAGAGAAAGCGAAGCAATTTATTCAAGGACACTTACAACAAACGAATACATGGATATCTATGTATGGTCTTGTGATTGTTTCTAATGCGTCACT